CCATTCACTCCAAGTAATTCACTTCAGAGAGTGTGTTCTCCAACTTGTGCAGCAAACTATGCCAGGGAGCAAAGGTTAAAGTCACAAGCAAAAGAGAATAAAATAAAGTTAGGATTGATTAAACATAAGTCAGTACTCCTTGCTGAACTTCAAGTTATCTTTAACAAGTACATCCGACTCAGAGACAATAACCAACCTTGCATATCTTGTAGCAGATTATTGGTAGACAAATTTGATGCAGGTCATTGCTTCTCAGTTGGCAGTTATCCTAACCTTAGATTTAACGAGGACAACGTACACGGACAATGTGTGTTTTGTAATAGACACAATCACGGCAATCACGCTGAATATCTATTGAATTTACCTGGAAGAATTGGAGAAGATAAATATAATTTACTATTGGATAATAGAAAAAATAGTTTACATTTGTCCCGAGAAGAGGTTGAAGAATTGAAAGTTACATACAAGACTAAAATCAAATCACTCGAATGAAAAACCAAGCCATATCTGAACTATACATAGATAAGTTATTCATAACAATGTGTAGGAAATATGGCAGGGAAGATAACGAAGAGTTGAGAAGTGAGGTAGTTTCAATCTTATTGGAGATGCCAGAGGAGAAGATTAACCACATCATTGAAAATGGATACATCTTACCTTATGCGATTAACATTATTCGCTTACAATCAATTTCAAAAAGGGATACATTTAATAAGAATTTTAACCATCCATTTAAATTTGCATTAGATATTGAAGAACTTGAATTGGCAGATGAATCTATGGACAGTCAAGAAGTTGAGTATAAATACTTACAAGCCGATAGATTAATTGAGAAGATTAAAAGTGATTCATTAGACCAATTCAATGAGCATTTTTATGGCAGTAGATTAGCATTATTAAAAGTTGAACACGGAAGCATAAAAGCAGTTAGTCGCTCAACAGGTATACCATATCGAAGTATGCAGGATGCATTAAAGAAGTACGTTAATTATTTAAAACAATGGCAAAAAAAATAAAGGTTTGTTTTATTATGGCAGGTCGCAATGGTGTAGATTATCATAGGCTTGAGATTCCATTTAATAAACTGAATGAAACTTATAAGGACTTAGAAATAATAGGTATGAATGGATTTAGTTTAGAGAATCTACCTACCGATTATGATGTTATAATTTTAAACCGATGTTCACGACAAGCCGAGCCTTATATTCAAATGGCTAAAGATGCAGGGGTTAAGATTATTTTAGACTTAGACGATTGGATTGAAGTGCCAAGCTATAGCAACCACCACGATGGTATCAACACTCCGATTGTTGAGAATCAAATTAAGTGGACACTCACAATGGCAGATGAAATATGGTGTGCATCTCAATTCTTAGCAGATAATTTAATGATTGAAGTACCAGAGTTAACTCCTGTTCGCTATGTCCCAAATGCGATTGACTTCGACCAACCACAATTTCAACCACAACGCAGAAAGCAAGACAAGTACACGATAGGTTATATTGCAGGTTCAACGCATCACAAGGATGCTGAACTACTTTATAATCCATTAAAGAATCTACTTACCCAGAACGATTACAATATCTTAGTCGCAGGTTATTCAAAACAAAATGATACGTATTGGAATTACATCACAGGATTATTCACGAGTGGAGGCAACTTAGACCCTCGGAGATTTCAAAAGATTCAGCAAATTGATGTTTACAACTACGCATTAACTTATAATCTTTGCGACCTGGCTTTAGCACCATTAAAAAATGATATGTTTAACAGGTGTAAATCTAATTTAAAAGTATTGGAAGCAGGGGTATTTAATTTACCGATAATTTGCAGTAATATTGAACCATACAAAGAGTTTATCTCTCAAGGGTTAGTCTATGCGAGTGAAGGGAATTGGGACAAACGAATTAAAGACCTCATTAAAACCCCTGCAAAGGGCATTAGAATGGGTTTAAAGTTGGGTGAGTATGTCAGAGAATATTACAACATTGAATTAATTAATAAACGCAGATATGAATCTTTACTTAATATTTTGGATTAGTGGATTGAGCCTTGCCATTGAGCAGGGATTCTTAGAGACCTTTGGGAAACCATTAAAACCTTTTAGTTGTGGGGTGTGTATGAGCCTTTGGATAGGACTCACTACCTCACTTCTGACAGGCAATTACCTTTATGCCTTTGTGCCTTTTCTTTTAACAAAAGTAATCAGTAAATTCTTATGGAGTTAACAGAGCAACAAAGAGAAGCGGTCAGACCTGCAATGGAAGAGTTTGAAAGAGGTATGCTTCATTCAACTTATACTTTTGATTACATCCACCTGGTAACTAATTTAAGAGAAGAAATAAATCAAAAGAGAAACTTCTGCAATAGTTGTGGAGGTGATAAATACAATTACTACTTAGAAATATACAACCAATGGAAACAATAACCTTTAAGCACTCTGGGAATGCAGGAGATATCATTTACTCTATGCCATCAATTAAAATGATATGCGAGAATCAAAATAAAACTGCAGTCATCTACATTAAATTAAACGCACCGAGTGGATTCACAGACGCTCAACATCCTTTGGGTGCAGTAATGATGAATAAAACGATGTACGAATTATTGAAGCCTTTGTTAGTTGCTCAATCTTATATTAAAGATGTACTTTATTTTGAGCAGGAGAGTGTACCTGCAATTGATTATGACTTAGACCGATTCAGAATTGACAACTTAAACCTTTCAAGTGGTAACATAGCGCAATGGATTAATAATTCTTATCCAGAGTTAAGACCTAACCTTTACGAGCCAAGTATTAAAGTAGCTGATAATATCAAGTCTAAAAACTACATCATAGTTAATAGGTCAAGCAGGTATCAAAATCTATTCTTTGATTATTCTCAACTATCGAAGTATGAGAATGTTTATTTTGTCGGAGTTGAATCAGAGTTTAAAGCCTTACGACTTCACAATCCAAACATCATTCACCTGCAAGTGCCTAACTTCTGTAAATTGGCAGAATACATTAATAACTGCCAATTATTTATTGGGAATCAATCAATGGCTTTCAGTATAGCAGAACAGTTAAAAGTCCCTCGCATCCTTGAGCAGTATGCACACGCTCCCAATGTAATTCCACAAGGTGGGGAGTATTATGTATGTCACACAAAAGAACAATTTAATAAAGCAATAACAATCACTTTAGATGGCAAAGATACAGATTCAAACCCGACCGAGACCAAAAGAGAAACCAAAACAAGTATCGGATAATTCAACCCCACAACAAGAAAAATGAAATTAAATAAACATAAAGAAATAGGCAGTAAGTCGGGAATGACCTATTGGCAAGATGATAACGGCATCATCTTCTGCGATGAAATAGACCAAAGCAATATGGTAGGAGGAGGTAATGAAGAACCGAGAAACCTATTAGAGAATCCTGTTCGCCTTGAAAGGTTTAGAAGTTTAATGCCAAGTGATGGAATGACCTTAGACTATGGATGTGGTAATGGTATGCTTGTAAAGTATCTTCTTGAGAACGGAATTGAGGCTTATGGATATGATAAGTTTAATCCCGACTTTCAGAGGTTATTAGTAGGCTATGACCTTGTCACTATGATAGAGGTGATTGAACACCTATACTCACCATTCACAGAGTTAGATGAGATATACAAAGCATTAAATCCAGGTGGACAGGTATACATTGAAACATCTTTCAGCGATTGGTTAACACTTGATGACAGTTATATCGAACCTTTAGTAGGACATCATTGCATTTTTAGTCATATAGGATTAACCGAGTTGATGTTGAGTAAAGGATTTAAAGAAGGCAATCATATAAACGGCAACGCAAGAATCTATATTAAACCATAATGATAACACTAATATTACCAACCCAGGGAAACCCAATAGCTTTAAAAAGAACTATTGACAATGTACTTGAAAAGTTTCAAGGCAAGGTCAATGAGGTAGTTGTAGGAGACCTATGCGTATTTGAGGAAGATAGCGAATCAATAAAGGTAATGTCTGCATTGATGCCAGAAGGAGTAGTTAAGATAGTAGACTTAGAATTTAATTCATTATTTCAGCAAGGGTTCGCTAACACTTTGAACTTCTTATCTGAGTTTGCAAAGAATGACTTTATACTTTACTTGAATGTAGGCGAGATAGTTGAAACGAATATGAACATCGAACTATTGAATCAAGGGTATAATTGCTTTCAATTTGACCACGCTACCGACCAACACCATTGGACACGACTTTACAATAAGAAAGATATGCAATGGTCGGGACGCATACACGAAGAGGTGAGAGGTGAAAAGAACGTATGCCCTACGATGTTATTTAGAATGGCTGATACAGAAAAGGATTCACATAACCCTTTCAAAGCACAAGTGTACAACGATATTAAAGAGTTAGTTTATTTCAATCAATACATCAAATTAGTTGAAGAGCCAAACGAAAGAGGTGCAACCAATCAAGGATGGGTTACCTATGCACAGGATGGATATCAGTCCTTAACTGACAGATTGAATAAGAAAGGTAAACGCTATGAAGCATTTAAAGAAGGTGACTTGCAGAAGTATTTAGACAACTGCCAAGAGTTTGAAAACTTTGATAACAACAATTTAATCCACTACCAATGAAGCTATCAATCATAATCCCTCACTACAAAGTTGGCAAAATGACTGCCTACACCATCAGTCAGATTCAAAAACTGAAGGGCAACCATAAAGTCAATATCATAGTAGTAGACAATTCAAACGGAGAAGGCACAGAGTTCATCCCTGCTGACTCCAATGTTATAATAGTAAGCTATCCTATTTTATTAATGCAATCGCACGGCATCGCCTTTGATTTTGCATTAGAGCATATCCCGACTATTGGCGAATATTTTATTACTTTAGAATCCGATTCATTCCCGACACAAGATAATTGGTTAGACTATTATGTAGATTTGATTACAGAGGGTTATGATATGGCAGGTAGTAGATTGAGATTAAGTGGAGGTGAGTATCTTCACCCTGCAGGTGCAATGTATCGTAAATCACTTTGGAAAGAGGCGAAGGAATTAGTTAATAAATACAATAAGATATATTCCTACAATGCCAATAGTTTTTTACAACCAGAGTTTGCTTATCATTTAATGAATTATTCACATCTTCAATCTACCAATTATAAAACTATTGCAGAAAGTGTTTTCCATCAAGGGCAAGGATTCAAAGATGAATTTTTAGCTACTTATGGGCAACGAACAATTGAAAGCGAGAAACATTCAATATTAATTCCCGAGAATTGGAATACACAATATCAAAGAATAGGTTACGAACCTGGTCAATGGTTTAGTTATTGGCATTACGCAATGGGTAAGAAAATAAAACAGATTGACACCGAGATTGAATGGATGCCTAACAGGGTAAATCAACAACAAGAATATACCTTAACAAGTAATGGGGTAAAACATCTTTGGGGAGTCAGCGCATACCACAACGCAAGTATCGAAGAACTTAGCGACATCGTTAAGAGAAAGAATGAAGTGGTTGAAGAATTATACCAATCAATATAATGGCAGGAAAAAAGAAAGACTCTGGCTTACTTGCTATTAAGGCAATTAATAAGTTCCCGAACTCAAGTAAGCAGTCAATAGCTGCCTACCTATACACTAATCATCCGACTGTTTATAATTCAGTAGACCACGCAAGAAGGATAATAAGAAACTATACATCAGAAAAAAGTAGGCAATCAGTTGAATCAAGGGTTGAACATATTACTAATTTTACTGCTATTAATCCATACGGACTACCTCAAGCAAAAGAGAAAGAAGATTTGATGGTTGACTTACCTGCACACTTAAATAATATTCTTTGGATATCTGACATTCACTTTCCTAATCACAACGTAAACGCATTGAGCCAAGCATTGAAATACGGCAAGGATAACAAAGTAAACTGCATTATAATAGGGGGAGACTTATTAGACAACGAACCTTTCAGTAGG